GATCGAGACCGAAGGGTCCTGACCGGGCATCGACAGGGCGTGGCTGTCGTGAATACGCGCCAGGAACTTGCCGACGAAGATCTCGGATTTCTGGACGCCGCCGACGATGAAGGCCGGGTGGGTGCCGGATCCGAGACCGGCGTCGATGTCCTCGATATTGAAGCGCGGCACCACGCACATGACCGAAGGATAGCCCTTCGCATCATAGAGCACGGTATTGAGCCCGCCCGATGCGGCCTCGACAGACTGGCGCAGGGCGTCAGGTGTGGAAATGGTGATCCCCATGAAGGTCACTCCTCTGTTTCAGTGGGTTCGTTCGCCTCGGGCACGGCCCAAAGCTGCAATGTCACGGCCGAGACCTGACAGGGCTGCGCAACCAGAACGCCCTGGGTGATTTCCTCACCCTCGACGGTCTCGGTTACCTCCTCCTCGACATAGCGGCGCGGAGGAATGATCACGACAGCCGCATAGGCATCGCCCTCAAGGGCGAGCTGCCCGGCGGCATCGGCAAAGACGGTGATGACACGCTCGACATCGCGCTGCTCGGCCTCGATGTCGATTTCCAGCACGCCGCCCAGGGTCAGGGTGCACTCTGCCAGCGCGGCGGTGACCTTGTGTCCCTCGTTCATATCAATGATGTTCATGCGATGCTCCCTTACTGGTAGCGCGGATTGAGAAGGGTCCAGCGGATGCGCACGTTGTCGGCGCTGCCGGTCTGGCGGAGCTTGAAGCCGTTCTTCACCTTGTCGTAGACCACGAGCGTGCCCACGGCGGCCGGGTCGGTCGCGCTCTCGACCTCAAGCTCCACCCCGTAATCAGACGCGGGCAGCGCCTGCGGGAAGGCCACGGACACAAAGGGGTCGAACGAGCTGACCCAGGCGTTCGCGGGCTGCGTGACCCGCAGGTCGGTCAGCGTGACGGCCGCCAGGCTGTTGCCGGTATTGTTGGCCGGGATCGTCACCCTGTAGAGCGGCAGGCCGTTGTCGGGCACGCTCAGCGCGATCTGCACCTCGTAGAGATTGCCCGAGGCAATCAGAAACGCGAAATACTCACGCGCTTCGCTGCTCTCGTTGGAGGGCACCGAGACATGGTAATCATCATCGGCCAGTGACACGATCATGCCGTCGATCTTGGCGCGCGACACGCCCGCCCCCACGGTGCCGGACTGCGACAGGTGCAGTGCGCGGATCTCGGACTTGGTCAGCGCCATGCCGGTGATGACATGCTTGTTCTTGATGACCACGGACCCTTGTGCGAGCACCCGCTGGCGCATCACCTGCATCTCGCGAGCCAGCACGCCGCCAAGGCCAAGGGCCTCCTGCATGCCCGCCAGGATCGCGACCTGCTGCTCGGGCGAGAAGGCGTCATAGCCCGCCAGCCGGTCGCCCAGGTTGGGGAACTCACCGCGCGCCGCGACCATCTCGTCGGCCTTTTGCTTGAGCCAGGCGGTGCGGTTGGCCAGCTGTTTGGCCTGCACGTTCGAGATGCCGTCAGCGCCGCCGACCACCGGGTCGGTCAGCTCGATCTGGTAGATCCCGGAGGGATAGGTGGTTGTCTCTGGAAGGTTCGCCATGAATGCGGCTCCTGTGGTTAGAAGATGATGGTCCAGGTCCCGTCGAGACTGATGTCATCGGCCTTCTCGATCGGGGCGCGGGTCTTGCGGGCGAAGAGGGTGTTGTCGGCGGCAATCAGGCCGAACTCGCGGATAACCTTGCCGTTCGCCTCGGTGGTCTCCAGCCGCCAGTCGAACTGCACCCGGCCGGGGCCGGGATAGCTGTGCCCCTGCAGGTTCTTGATGAAGGGCGCGGTCAGGGCGGTGTCGTCAGGCGTCGGGCCGCTGGCATTGGTGCCGACCCCGATGCGGTTGATGGTCTTGCCTGCCCCGTCGCCCGCGATCAGCTGGGCAAGAGCGGTGCGCGCGCCCACCATGATCATGTTGTCGTCGCGCCAGCTGTCGATCAGCACGCCCCGGCGGCGGATGTTGATCAGCAGGGACCCTTTCAGAGCGATGGTGTCGGTTGCGTTCATGGCACCCTCAATAGGCAGTTAAATGGGTTGTGACGGGGCCTGAATGGAACACGCCCGTGTAGAAAGGACGGGTGCCCGCATGCGCGATCTCCCCGTCATAGAGATCGCCCGCATGGCGATAGCGCCCGTCATGGCGGATATGCCGCGTAACGCGGATCGGCATGGCGAGATCGGCCAGCGGGGGCTGGTCTTCCCCGTAGTTGATAGCCGAATGCAGGTAGTGGCCATTGTAGGACGGCGCGACCTGCACCCGGTCCTCGGCAAACACGCCCACGCCCAGCCGCAAGGTGGTGCGCTGATTGTCGTGGCGCTCGCCCGCCTCGCCCCAGCCCGAATGATCGTCATCCCCCGAATAGGCCAGCAGCCCGCCATGCAGGTGCCGGGTGCCGTGATCATGCCGGATCGCGCCGTCATAGCGCCGTCCCCAGGGCAGCACATCCTCGGCCGTATGGCGCACGGCCGTGTCGATCTCCTCGTCCGGTTCAAGACTGTCCTCGACATGCGCCCGGAACCCGATATCCACCAGGTGTGACCGGGCGTTCTTCCAGCGTTCGATCAGCGCCACCAGCCGGGTGATCTGGGCCGCATCGACGCCCTTGTTCTCGCCAAGGTCCAGCAGGACCCGGAACAGCGCCCAGCGGGTGCCGCCGCCATAGGTCTCGACCGCCGAATAGGTCTTGTCGCCATCGTAAAGCGCGATCGGCAGGCCCTCGACAATCTCGGCATTGGCATAGCCAAGTGCCCTGACAGCCTCACGGATAGCCCAGGGCGTGCCCCGGTGGCGATGCAGGTCCAGGGCGCGGCGGATCAGCGCGCGGCGCTCCTCGGGGCTTGAAGCCAGATCCCAGCCGTCATCGCCCATGATGTTGAACTGCCAGGCCAGCAGGCGCAGCGCCTCCTCGGGCAGATCGTCGATGCGGTAGACCAGCAGCGTGGTCAGGTCGAGATCGTCGAGACGGCCGATCAGCTTCAGAAGCGCGCGACTGCGCTCGTCATCGATCCCGGCGGGCAGAAGGCGCAGATCATCAGCCATCGACCGACCCCGCAACCGTCAGGCTGACCGCCGTGCAATCGGCCCATTCTTCAGGACCAAGCTCCTGCCAGGCGGGCTGCGCCAGCTCCACCCGGTAGACACCAGCCACTGACAGGGCCGAAATGAACTGGCTTGGCACCAGGTCACGCCCGAGACCGGCGCGGCGCTCGGCGGTATAGGCTTCGGCGGCGGCCTGCACGGCAGCCATGGTGCTGGTCGGATCGGCAGTGCGGTAGAGCGTGACCGTGGCCACAAGTTGATAGGCAACCCGGACCGGGGCCGCGACCTCGACCCTGTCGGTCAGCGGACGCACCTTGTCATCAGAGACCACCTCGGCCACCAGATCCAGCATCTCCGCGCCCGGCAGGCCGGTGTCGGTCAGGATATGCACGCGCACCAGGCCGGGGCGCGGGCTGAGCACCGCCGCGTCAATGATGGATTGATGCGCACTGACCGCATGCCAGCGGTACGCCCCGACAGGTCCCGCGACCGAGAAGCTTCCGGGCGCACGCTGGATCCGGGCGCGCAGCCGATCATCGGTCTCGCCTGCCTGACCCCCATAGGACACGGAGGTGTTCGCGGCACTCACGCCGGGCAACGGATCAAGGATGCTGGTGATCTGGCCGGGGATATAGCCGTTGCCGACGGTCCCGGCGGCCTCGGCCGAGGCGGTGACCTCGACGGAAAGGCTGCCCGCCGCGATCTCGGCCGCGCCGGTAGTGGCAAACACCACCCGCCCATCGCCCGAACGCACGCGGGTCCCGGCCGGAATGATGGTGACGCTGGCGCGGGGCGTGGCAAGGGTGAAGGCCAGCGTGACGATCGACGGAGCCTCGACAAGGCGCACCACGCCCAGAAGCTCGCCCAGATAGTCCAGCATCGGGAACGCGGCAAAGGCCAGCAGGTTCTGCTTGGCCGCCTCCTGGATGGCAACGCGCACCAGGCTTTCGCGGTAGGCCAGCAGATCGATGATCAACCGCTCGATCTGGGCGGGCTGCAGCTTGCGCCCGGTATAGGCTTCATAGTCGGCCACCATCTCCGAGGCGAGAGCGGCAGGGTCGCGATCGACAAAGCTCGGCTCAGGCAGCGACATCGCGCACCTCCGTGGCCACCATCTCGCCGCGACCGTCCAGTCGCCATTCCACCGAGATATGCAGATGCGCGTTCAGCTCCAGCGGAACCATGCGCACCACCTCGATCCTTGGCTCCCAGCGGCGCAGCGCCTCGATACCCTCGCGCACGACATGCGGGATCGCTTCGCCGGTCGGCAGGTCAAGGTAGCGCCAGATGTCCGATCCGAACTCGGGGCGGTGCGGCACCGACCCCTTGGGTGTCATCAGGATCGTGCGGATGCACTGATGGATGTCGTCGATGCCAGCGACGATCTCGCCATGCGCACCAAGGCGCGGCTGCCAGTCTGCGGCGGTTATGTTGCGAATGTCCTGGACCATGGCCGGACCATGGCCCGCGCCCGCGCGAGGTCATACCCGGACAGATGTCCGGGGCTGCTACAGGTGTCGCGGGATTGCGCGAGCGTAACCCTCTTTTGCGCGCACGCCAAGCACCCAGAGCATCACTGCGGCGGGCCGGTCAGGATGCCCACGCTTTCAGGGTGAATATGGGTGTCACCCACGTTCTTGCCGTTGTGGGTCAGCGTCGGGCTGGTGATCGCCACCCCGGCGGGCGATATCTCGACCGTGGTGCCGCCCACCGACAGGGTGAACATCTGCCCGCCCTTGTCATAGGTCAGTGAAGCCCCGCCGCCATAGACGATCGTGTGCACATTCGGATCGGACGAGGGCGGAGCGTCGGCGGCCGAGTAGATCGCGCCCGCGATGACACCGGCCTCTTCGCCCTGATCCATCATCACCACGACATGCTCACCCACGGCGGGCATCCAGTAGGTCTTGTCGGTACGGGTGCGGCCCTGCATCACCTGCAGCCAGTAGGACTGGACGTTGTCGTGGTCTGGAAACTGGACGCGGCCCTTGGCCGTCGCCGGGTCAATCTCTGTCACGATGCCAATTCTAAGCGACACGGCGCACCTCGATCTCGGTGGTGTAGCCCGCGCCGCGCTCGATGCGGTGGCGGGAGGTTTCGACATAGTAGCGACCCGACAGCGTTCCCATCAGGGCGACCGAGATCACGTTGCCCGCGATCATGCGGTGATCACCCACGATCTCGATGCGCCCGCGCAGGCGCTTGGCATTGGCGCGTTTCAGCTCAGCCTCGGCGCGGGTGCGGGCCTGCCCTTCGCTCTCGACCCGCGCGCGGATCTTCAGCGTGTCGCCGGTGGTGATGCCCTCGGCCTCGACCGTGACCGAGATCAGCTGCGCGGTCTCGGGGTCATGATAGGACAGGGTGCATTCCTTGTAGACCTCATGGGTCTTGTCGGTGAACGAGAACCGCTTCATCTCGGTGCGCGGGATGACCGCGACGGCATCCTGCGCCTCAAGGCTGGCGATGGTCGAGAAGAACAGGACCGTGTCGCGCACCGCGAAGACATGGGCGTATTCCTCGGCGGTGCGGCGCAGGAACTCAAGGTCGCGCTCGTCGTTCTGGGTCACCCGCTTGATGGTGATGTCCTCGATCTCACCCTCGACCGACAAGCCGTGCTCGCCCGCGATCTGCTCGGCAATCTGGCGCAGGGTCTTGTTCTCGAAGGCGCGGGTCTTCTTGGTGCGCAGGCTGGCCGAGACCGGCGCGGCCAGACCGCGCACAGTGACGGTATCGGGCGGCCCCTCGAAGGTGATCTCGTCGACCTCGAACTTGCCGCACGGCAGCATGCCCCGGCCGATCCAGCCGATCATCAGATCCATCACGTCGCCCTTCTCGGGATACCAGCTGCCCTTCCAGCGGTGCATGCGGTCCTCAAGCCGGACCTCGATCTCGTCTGACTTGCCGTGGTCGGCATCGGTGTAGACGATCATCAGCGCATCGCCCGCGATATCGCCGGTGATGTCGGCCCCGGAATAGGACAGGACCCATTTCGCTTGCGGCACCATCATGCGCGACGGCCCCGCTTCCAGGGCGGCAGATCACGATCGAACACCACCTCGTCCGCGATCACCGGGATGCGCAGGCGCAGCCCGGCGTCAATGAAGGGGCGGATCGGCACGCTCGGGTTGGCCAGGATGATCGGCTCATAGAGATGCGGGTCGCCGTAATAGGTCCAGGCCAGCAGGTCCCAGCGGTCATTGTCGATCGTGACATGCTCGACATAGTCCATCTCAGGACCTCACGATGCTGGCGGGCGGCACCGCCGCCGGATCGCCCGAGGGGGGCGCTGCGGCGGGTGCAGTCTGCCGGTTGGAGCCTGCGCCCGATGCCCGCGCGGCATTGTTCACCACGCTGATGATCGCCCCCAGCAGGCCGCCCAAGCCCCCATGCTCCATCAGGGTCACCTTTGCCACCACAGCCACCAGCCCGCCGCGCTTGTCGGTCTGACGGCTTGTGGTCTGGATCTGCTTGATGACGAACATGCCGACATACTGGCCCGAGCCATAGATGAAGGGCAGCGCCGTGCGCATGGTGCCCGCGATGCGTAGCTTGGAGGTCAACAAATAAAACTAAATTTAAATAACGCTTCACAACTCACAATATCTATTGCTTCTCTTCGCGTATCTTTTCTTTTTAACAACGGTTATGTTTTAAATTATGATTTCTTTTACTCAAGCTTTTTCTTTAAAAACTAAGCGGTAACTCATCTTTGATTTTGATTGTACAACTTTATTTTTACAGCATAATTCATT